CATCCCCGCGATCACGGACTCCGACGCCATGGCGCAGGCGATCGCCTCGACCTTTACGCGGATGACGTCATCCGCCGAATATTCGGTGCAGCCGTCGGCTGAGACGCTCAAAGCGCAAATGAGAATCATGGCCTCGATCAAGGCTTGTCCTTTCCAATAATGTTCGAGAAATTGTGGGTTATCGCTTGCAGGCGATGCGGATCGTCACGCGATGCCAAGTGCCGCCGATCGGATATTCGCCGCGGACCGTTGGCAGGTGACAGGCGGCCTGTTCGACACGGATCTCTTTTTCGATAAAGGGCTCAGGCGCGCCCAGCGCGGAGACGATGATCCAGGCAGCAATCATTGCACGACCCCCGTGCCGGTCACCGTGCCGCCGAGCGAGGCGCAGACGATCGACGACGACACATAGAGCTTGCCGTCGGTACCTTGCACCGATTGGCCGGCTGAAATCGCCGCTTCGACCTGCTGCGCGACAAGCGCGGCGTCGGCGACCGAGCAGACGAAGGCCGATGCGCCGGCCTTCAAAGTGGCCACGGCCTGCACGGTCTTTGGATTTGTCAGAAAATCCTCGACCTTCTCGACTTCAGCGCAGCCGCCGAGTCCGAGTGCCGCGCTCGCAATCAATACGGACGCCAACGTGTTTCTTTTCATGAGAAGCTCCTAATATTTGAATGATCCATCGGGATTGAGCTGGTGGCGCGGATCATCCGCCCATTGCTTGGTCACAAAGCCGCCCGCGCCGCCTGCGACCGGGATCAACGGTTCCGAGCCGATCTTGTTCAGCTCGCCGAAAACATAAGGAAGAAGCGTGGACATGATGCCGGTGATCGGTTCGCCCAACCCGAGGTCGGCGGCGATGACGACCGCCTCCTCGATCGCGATCTCGGCTTCGCTCGCATAGCTCTTGGCTTTGATCGCCGTGGACAGCTTTGCGAAAAATGCCGCGAGCGATCCGCTTGCAGCCTCGAACTGGCCAGCGGTCACGGTCGTTCCGGCGAGCGTAAGTTTTGTCGTCGGCGGAACGAGTCTTCCCGCGATCTTGACGGCCAATGTGATGATGTCGGAGAGGAGATTCATTCCCCGACGCCTTTCAGAAAGCCTGCGACGAGGCCGGTGGCTGCGCCGAGCAAAGCTGTAAGCGCATTCGCGGTCACGGGATCTGCGAAGAAAGCGCCAAGCGCCGGTTTGCCGAGCGCGATCGAACCGCTGGCCGCAAGCGCCAGCAGCCCGGCTCGGACGCCAGGCGATTTGAACATGTCGAACATGATGCACCTTTGAGATTTGCGCGGAACCGCCGCGCACGGACAGGGGTCAGGCGCGCGCGGCGCCGCGGTTCAATCCGCGCAAGATGCGTTTGGCGATCAGCGTCAGGTTCTGGCGCTTTTTAAGACCATTGACGCCGCCGTTGATCGCGCGTGTGATTTCGGTCGAAGCAAATTGAAAACTCAAGCGATCGTCATGATCCCGATCGGCCCAAAGATTGAGATCGCCCTTGCCGGAGCCCTGATGCCAAAACCAGCAATCGACCGCGAAGGAAATGTCGGCACGCGCGGCGACAAGCTCGGGATGCGCGACGAGATCAATCGAGGAATCATCAAGCGCGGCGCGCACGAAAGGCGTGGCACGGGCGTAATTGGCGCGGCCGGTCAGCTCGATTTCGCCTTCGCCTTTATAGCGCGCGCCGTCGCCGGGCCGCGTATTGCCGAGGTCCTTGCGGCGTTCATATTCACGCCCGCTCGCATATTCAACACGAGTGTGAAAGCCGTCGCTTTCATGCGCGCATTGACCGATGAAATGCGCGGCGCGATTAATGGCAACGAAGCCATAGCGCGGCCCGATCTTTTCGAGTTTTTCGCAGAAGGGCTCGATGATGTCTTGCTTGGCGAAAGGTGCGAGCATCCGCAGATCTTTGGCACTCGGATAGATCATAAAAAAGCTCACAAAAAAAGCCGCCCGGAGGCGGCAGAGGCAGCGGAATGGGGCGATTTCTAAATCGACCTTGGAAGATCGCATGAGGACCGATATGCAAGCTTGCATCAGCGAGATTAGACTTGAGCCCGATTGGCCGTTATTTAACGTTCAAACGCGTCGTTCGTTGACGAGATCGTGATGCTGATCAGTACGATAATTCTTAACTGGAATCGCGCCTCACTACTTGAGCAGACGCTGCGCAGCTATGCCGCGACCGCGCGCGAGCCTTACGAGATCGTCGTTGTCGACAACGGCAGTACGGATAATTCTCGAACCGTCATTGAGAGTCTGCGCCGCCTTATCCCCAAGCTGAAATCGATCTTGCTAGCTGAAAACCTCGGAGGCGAGGCTATCAACGCGGCTCTCGATAAAGCGGTAGGAGACCTCATACATATCAGCGAAAATGACCAGCTCTTCAGTGAAGGTTGGTCCGAACATGCCAGGCACGCTTTTCTCTGCTTCCCTGATTTGGGCCAATTGTCTCTCCATGGCGTCTCTCCGCCGGATGAGGAGGCCTGGGCGATTAAATCCGCGCATCTCCGGTTTGCGAATGGCAAAATTCTATATGAAGCGCAGGGCAATGTGGGAACGTCATCTATTATTAGATCGTCTCTGATCCGCGACGCCCATATTCGCGTACATAATATCCCCACTGAACATCCGGACGCATTCAAATTCCCAAATGACGGACGGCTGTCCGACGAAATCAAACAGACGGGATATTGGTGTGCGTGGTCCGACAGATATTATGTCAGAAATCTGGGTCATGAACTGGACGAGTTCGAACGTGATCCCGACTATTACCGGGGAAACTACGCATCGAAATCATGGCTCGGACTAGACGGCTGGCAAAAGCGGATCGCCACAGCACAAACGCGCCGCAATATACGGCGGCATTCGATCGTGTTTCCGCAAGCGCACGTTCAACCCGAAAAAACCCAAAGACAGGTCGGTACAAAGCCCGCACAATTCTGGTCCATGTTCGATGGATTCACTGCCGAAACAGAGGTGCTCGATTTTCTTTACGCGCTCATTCGCATGGTAAAGCCTGAAAACGCCATTGAGACCGGAACCTGGCTTGGACGGTCCGCGGCCGCAATCGCTTCAGGCATGCGAGACAATGGATTTGGCCGCCTTTTGACGATCGAACACAATGAGCAATCCGTCTCAATCGCCCGTCGGCTCATCGACGATGCCCATTTGAACGCATTCGTCGAAATTCATATCGGCAACAGCTTGGAGTTCGATACGGGGGAAACGCGCTTTCAATTTGCATTATTCGATTCTGAAATTTCGATTCGGGCTGAGGAATTCAGAAAGTTTTATGACCATTTGGAAGCGGGGACGACGGTCGTGTTTCATGATACTGCCGAGCAACATCTGGGTTCGGCGGACAACGTTATCGACTTGAAGACCATGGGACTTCTCGAAGGCATGTTCTTCGAGACGCCGAGAGGACTCTTTGTTGGACAAGTTCTGAAACCGGCACAACCAAAAACAGGCGGGGTGCTGCGTGGGCTTCCACGCGGCTTTTCCGCTGCATCGTACCTCGACGCCAATCCCGATCTAGCAGTGGGAGAGCTGGATGCGGCAAAGCACTATCGCACGGAAGGATGGCGTGAGGGCCGAAAATTGGCGCCCGATTGGTCGCTTGACGGTAAAAGACTCATACTTACCGTTACCCCTGGCCGAAGCGGTACCGGCTACCTCGCCGCCCTTGTGAATGCCATTCCGGGAATTGATGCCTTACACGAACCCGAGCCAAAATTTTCCGACGTGATGCGTCTAGCCCAACATGACCAAGGAGCTGCCAAAAGGTTTTGGCTTACCCAAAAGCTTCCGGCGATCCGGCGTAGCTCAGAAAATACATATGTCGAGACGAGTCATCTGGCGTGCAAGGGCTTCATCGAACCGCTTTTAGACAATCACCTAGTGCCTGACTTGATTATTCTTAAACGTGACCCATTTCTGGTCGCAACCAGTCTTTATCTATTGGACACTGTTCCCGCTCGAACCTTTTTAGGCGAGAAATTTTTGCTGCGGCCCGATGATCCAAACGTTAGTCCGCTCGAAGGTTGGCAGGATCTTCACGATTGGGCTCTTTGCTTTTGGTACTGTCGCGAGATCGAGCGCCGAATGACAATTTACGCCAGGCTGGTGGGCCAGCATGGCGGCCGTGTCATCGCAACATCGATCGAAGTCCTGGCGACCCAAAAAGGTCTCCACGATATGATAGAATTTTTGGCAAGCAACGCCGCGCCGCTCCAAGATGGCAAAGTTTTGCAGCGGCAGACCGAGGTTATTAATGAAAAGGCCGACCTGAAGATAAAGTCGGTAATCGATAGCGAGATGATGCTTGGTTTAGCTCGTGACGTCGACCGGCGCTTGAATCACCCATCGCAATTCCAGACGCATGAGGTTCATGGCTGACGGTACGGCACATTTGGCGACGTGAGATCGGCCTTCAAACCTTCAGGCGCTCGTCCTCATTCCATCCGATACCAAGTTGTGCCGGCGAGATCGTAGATCATCGCAAATGGAGTCGCCGGACCGATCGCCGACGGTGCGCCGCTGATCGACTGGCCGGTGTTCGGCGAGACCGTCAAAGCCGACACGGTCTGCGACGATAGCACGCGCACGACATGTCCATCGATTGGCGCGGCAGGCATAATGACTGTTCCGGTAGCAAGCGTGCCGGTGGGAGTTAGAAGCAACGTCGTGGACGAATTGCTGATCGTGATCGAGAACCCCGTCGCCGGAGCTTGAACCGTTTTGCTTTGGTCGGCCTGGGCGCCTTGGAAGCCGATCTGACCTGTGCCGAACACTTCCAATCGAACCGTTAGCGTCGTCGTACCCGGAGCCGTCACACCGATGGTGACGTTCGTCCCTTGTGCGGAATCGCTCCAATTCTCAGCGGCTATGAATCGTACGGCCGCCTTGTTGGCCGATGAAAACGTCGTGGCACCATATCCGCGCGCTCCGAACTGGCCAAGGAAATCGCCCGATTGCAGCGCAACCGGAGAGGTTGGAGTACCGCGGGCATTCCTAAAGACGAGATTCGCTACATTCGGATTGGAGTTTCCACCGGCGTAATATTCGAACATGGCAGGTGCGACGCTGCCACCCGATTGGGACGCATAAAGCGACGCTAATACCCCAGGGGTATTGCCGGATATTCCATTGTTTATCATGGCGGCGGAGAGCGCTATTCCGAAATTCGCAGTGACGAGGCCTGATGAATTCGTAATATCGAGCGCGTCGTGCCAGGTGGCACCGTCCGGCGAGACCTTGAAGCGAAAATTGTCATCGCCGCAAAGCCCGACTTGCGCGCGGCCGGAAAAGCCGTCTTCATAGATCGTCGATGCCGTGTTCGACGAAGCTGCCTTGTTGATGGTGAAGTTGAAATCGCCTGCGCTATTGAAGAGTGCGCTCGTACCGAAGACCGAAAGCAGATTATTGGGATCGGCCGGCGTACCTATGCCGACCCGCGGCAGATTACTCGGCGCTTGATCGATCACCGTCCATTTGCCGGCGCCATTGCTCTGCAGCGCCAGATAGCCATAGGCCATCGAAATGACGGCGCTTGTGGCGCCATCGATCATATCCGAGCCCGCGCGACCGAGGGTGATCGTATCTGTCGCCGAACATGCCCCGGACTCGTCCAGGATGGTGAGCGCTGTTCCTGTGGGATAGACGTTCGCCGCCGGCAACGTCACGATGCGCGCCGCTGTGATCGCGCTATAGGCGATCGTGCGGTCGGACGCGAGCGCGGCATAATTGGCGTCTGCCACCACGGTCCGCCCATTGGTGACGACTTCGCTGAGTTTCGCCGCGGGCCAGCCACCCGCGGTCACACCATCATGAACCTGGATGCGATTGTTCGTCGTGTCGACCGTGATCTCGCCAACCCTCCCGACGAATGTCGAAAGGAAGGAGAAGGCTTCGCGCAGATGTTGAAGTCTGATGCTCATGCAAGCATGCTTCCTATTTTATCGCATTTTCGGGCGCAAAACCAGTATCCACTTTTGCTGAAAATGCTCATGATGATGCAAGTCCGAGATCGATGAAATTCGGAAATGGGTCCGAGGCGAAGCCGAAGTCGTCATATTCTGCCGGCGTGCCGCTTGCGAGGCCGCAATCGACATTGGTGCCGACTGCGAGCGCTTGCGCGACAGGGCCAAGCAGGCTCGATCCGACCGGCTTGAAATCATAGGCCGTGCAATCGGCGAGCGATTGCACGGCATTGCCGAAGACATTGAAGCTCTGAAACTTCAGAAAGAAGCTTGTCCCGATGTAGAGCATCGGCAGAGCATATTTGAAGATCGCGTTGTCGAGGCGCGTGAAGCCCGCGCCGCTCGCATGCGAGGCAGGCGACGATCCGTAGATGCCACGCGCAAGGCCCGTCAACGCATAGCTGTTCGTTCCCGTGAGCGTCGCCGCCGTGTAGGTCAGAAGTTCCTGATCGATGACACAAAGCGTGACGCCGTTTTCCGCGTCGCTCACCGTAGCTGAATTCAGAGCGCCATTGCTCGCCGCCATATTTACCGCGACCGTATTGGCCGTATCGATCATCCCGAAAGGCGCCGCGTTTGAAGTCTGGCCAGCCGCCGAAGCGAGTGCCGCCGTGAGGATGCCTTGCCGCGCCGGAGCCGCGACCGTTCCAATCGCCGTATAGGTCGTATTGTCTTTCGAGATCCAAATGACCGCGCCGCCCCAATTGGGATCGGCGACACCGGACGTTCCGCCGGAAAGACCGATCCACACTTCGGCTTCACCATTCGCTGTCAATGCCGCCGGCGGTTCGATAATCAAAGGCGGATTGACGGAAGCAGGCGCGATATTGCGATTGACGCTATTTCCCCCGGAGGTTTGGACAGGATAGGTGACGGCCGTCGCGGTTCCGGCGGGAAATTCCTCCGCCGTCACGGCAAGAAGGCCGTTTTCATCCTCGTCGATTTCGATGATGCGCACCGCGCTGTTGGAAAGCCCGAGGCCCGCGTCGGTGATGGTGACGAGATCCATCGGCTCGAGCAGGCAATATTCCCAAGACAGCTTGAATGCATAGGTGTTGCGAATATAAAGCCCACGCTGCAGGATGAGTTGGGCGGAGGTCATCGCGACATTGGCATCGCAGATTTCATGCGCCGTCACCGTCGATGCGATGCGCAGCCCATAAAGATCGATCGCATTTTGATCGAATGCTGTAAGCGGCGTCGCGGCATAGGAATTGGAGCGGTCGAGGATCTCGATCGGCTGCATATTATAGGCAGCATAGGGATCGGTCCGCGCGACCTGCACAGGATCGTCGCCATCCGTATAGATGAAATCATCATCTGTCAGCTTGTAGACTGGAGTCAGATCCGGCGTGAAAGTCGTCCCATTGCCCGTGGCCGCCGCATCGCCATATGGAATGAATTTGAGCTTGCCGCCCGACCAGATCGCCGCTGTATTGGTGAGCTGGAGCCAGCGCGCCAAAATGCTGTTTGCCGCTTCCTGATTTGTCAGCATCGGTGAAAACGCCAGGCCAGTGCTCCGGCAATAGGCCTGATAGCTGGCTGCGCCGCTCAACAATGTCGTCGCATCGATGCTCGCCGATGGAAATCCGACGCCATATTGCGCGTTGGTCAGAAAGTCCTGGATGATCTGCGCGGGGTCGCCATCGCTCAGGCCGGAAACGCCGGTCGATCCGCTTAAGACGCCGAAAATCTCGACATTCGTAATATCGAGCGAGCCGCTGGACCCCAGGTTGTAATTTGGCGCCGCGAGATAGGCGAGGCCCGGGTAGGCGATGGCCTGGTCCGCATGCTTGCCGGATAAATAGCCCCAGATGCTTTGCGGTACCGTGCCGGTGAACAAGGACATGGACGCGTCCTTGACGGCCGCGTTCGACAAAGCAGCCGCGATCGAATTGATCGGCGGGTTGACCGTCGACAGCGAATAGCTGCTCTGGCCTTTCCAGATCGTGCCGACCGCGCTGATAGGCCCTTCACAGAGACCCATGATGATGGCGATTACATAAAGATAGCCATTCATCTGCAGGCTCGAACCGCCACCGCCACCCTTACCGCTGCTCGGCGTAGACGTATATTGCGGGATCGAGGTGAAGTCGGCTTCCCAAACGATGTTCGGAGCGAGGACATTCCGTCCGTAGGCGATCGGAACCGGCAGCGCATTGCTGGAGGTTTGGATCTGAAGACTTGTGTAGCTCGGCTGGACTGTCGGAGCCGGGCTGGAATGCGACCCGCTCATGGATGCGATACCCGCCAATAGGAGAAAAATTTCAATTTGCGGCTTGTCGATGAGAGATCGAGGTTCTGAGCCAGAGCCTCTTCGACAACGCAGCGCGCGGGAAGATAGGCATGAACGAAGGTCAAAGGTTGTGGCAACGTGATGATCCCGCCATGGCTGTAACAGCGGCCGTAGCGAAACACGACAATGTCGCCTGCCTGCGGGTCTTCGACCTCGCAGCACCGGTCGAAGACAAATCCGAGATAGCGCTCCTCGCTTCTGTGCAGATGCCAGTCCGGCGTATAGGGACGCGGGTCGAAAGGCGCGCAAAGCCCGGTATCGATAAAGACGCGCACGATCAGCATGCCGCAATCAATGCCTGCGCCGTGCACATCGGCCGCGTGATGATAGGGCGTGCCGATCCATCGCCGCGCCTCGGCGACGACAGCCGCGCGCTGCTCGTGCTCTTGATTCATAAAGGGTGACCTCAATAGGCCGCGGTCGGCGGCGGCACGAAGGGAAAGCCGCGAAAATTGCCGAGATTGTTGAATTGCGACCGGCAGGTCGACAATGTGTGATCGCAGCCCTGAAAAGCTGTGAAGGCATCGCCGGTCGAGGGCACATTGGGCAAGGCCGAACTCAGCACGAGCGCACCCGTCGAAGCCGATTTGATATTGGCCGAGACGCCAGCATTGACGCCGGACGAAAATAAAATCGTGCCTTGCGCAAAGACGGAAGCGGACGATCCCCAATTGATCTCTATCGCCGTGGAGCCGGAGCCGACCATTCCATTCGATCCGAACGCGTTCTTCACAAGGCCGCAGCCGGAGTCATAAAGAACATGCACGCATTGCGGCGAATAGAGATTACGCGGCATATTGAGGTCGAGCAACACGAGGTCGGAATTGACGGTGATCTGCGCCGTCGTGCGTCCGACCGAGTCGATCGTCCCGACACGCCCCTTGAACAGGATCACGCTGCCGACGGGCGCCGCGGTCCAACTCGTCAGGAAGGCTTTCTCGCGCTGGATCTCGCATCCGTCGAAGACGCCATTGCGGATCGCCTCAAGAAACGGCACGCCATTAATCGTATCCGTTGGCCGGGCGCTGACCGTGATCTGCTGCTGGTCCACGTCGAGACCGACAGCACATTTGAATCTGAGGCCATCGACCAGGACGGAATTGCTGAGATAGGTGTAGCCATTAAGCGGGATCGGCACATCGGCATTGGTGTAAGTCAGAATCAGGCCGGTGCGCAAAGTGAGCGTATAGCAATCCGCCATCAGCACTTGCGCATCGGGTGCCGCGCGCGCCGCGTTGAGCAGATTGATGAGCGCCGTCGCAGCAGATCTCATGGTTTCACGCTCCGAAACTTCAATGCATCGACCTTCCAAAGCCCATTCATGACATTTTCGAAATCTTCCTGGTCATCGAGAAAGCGGCAGACGAAGGCGTAGGAGAAATCGGCCGTGATCGCGACGCCAGACCCGGGCGCCGTAGCGAATGTGAGCGCGTTCGGCTGAACAAGATTCCAGCCGCTCGCTTGCGCGATGCCGTTCAAATAGATCTGCGCAACCGAGACGACCCAGGAGACCGGCTCCGTAAAGCCGCCAAGCGTGCGTTGAAACGCAAAGCGCTCCGTCGCACCATCACCGACGCCGATGACCTGGCTCGTCACCGCATTGTCGTTTGGGTCGGTATAGAGAAAGGTGCCATATTGGCCTTGGCATTGCAGGTAGAAGCCCATGAGTCTCTGCAAGGAATGATTGGCAAGGCCGGCATAAGTGGTGCCCGACGACAATCCGTCATAAGTCAGCTCGAATTCATAGAGCGTGTCGGCATAGAGCGGGCTGCGGACTTCGCGGCCGGACACATGGCTTACAACGCGCGTTGAAAATGTCGGGCGCTTGTGCACTGACCAGCCTTGGCCGGACAGAATAGGAAAGGAAGGCGGCGCCGTCATGCGATGCAAGTCCAAGATAGATGAAAGGAATAGCCGGAGCGGGACGCGATCTCGAACCCGCGTCGTGGCCGGATAGGATTTGGGCAAACGTCTCGCAGAGGGAGTTCGGCTACCCTGTCTTGACCGATCGGAGCGTCAAGGATTGCAGCATGAACAAGCGGGCCATGAATTCTTCGAGATCCTGCTGATCGTTTTCGAAGCGGCACAAAAATGTCTGGCCTGCGGCGAAACACGAGGCTAAGCGCGGGGCGAAAACAAAAGCGCCGGTCCGTCCCTGCTGCGCGTCGAAGAAGGCGATGATCGCTTGAAGATCCTGCGTGACATCCGCGCGCAAGACATCGAAGCTGAGTTCGATCTCATAGAGCGGCGTGGACATTTTGGCCGTCCGGCTTTGCCGCCCGGAGACATGGTCGGCTACGCCTGTAGCGAAGCCCGGCCGATAATGAATCGACCAGCCCTGCCCGCCGAGAGCCGGAAAGACCGGATAGTTCGCCGTCACAGGCACGGCATCCGGCACCGGCGGCACGAGATAAGGACCCTTTCCGTCCAGCCATTGTCCGGCGCGCCAATTAGCGGCATCCCCCCAGACATCACCGCGGACCGGAAAAGCGGGAAACGGCCGCGCATCCCAGTTCCAAACCGACATGAATGCCGGTTCGATCATCTTCACGCCCGTCGCGGACGCGGCGTTGTGACCGTCCGTGATCCAATATTCATAGATCGCTTGCAAAGCGAGAAGTTGAATCTCTTCGTCCTGGCGTGGCCTGAAGCCGCCCCCGGCCTGCGGGTCCCAAATCGACCAATAAGGCGTGACGCTTTCGCTCGATTTCGGGTCGAAGAAAACGTTCGGCTGATTGGTACCGCGATCGCAGGACGGGAAACCATATTCCGCGAATGTGATCGGCTTCGATTGCGCAATCCATTCAGTCAATGGGCCATGCGGCGCGAAGCCCTGCCCGTCGCCTGCGTCATAGATCGCTTGATGCGGATTGTTCCACCACCAGCGCAATTGCTTATTGGCCAGCAATTGCTGATTGGCGAAATAGGGCTGACGGTTTTGCGCGAGCCTGTCGCCCCCCGGCAGCGAAACGCGCAAATCCGATCCATAGGGATCGAAGCCCAATCCATCATTGGCGCTGTCGGCATAGAACCAATTGAATTTCTCCCCGCCCTCGATATTGGCCTTGAGATAGGGCTTCGAATAGATCGTCGGCTGACCGGAAAGACCGAGACCGTTCATCGTGCCCGCAGAAGGCGGCCAAGCCGCCGCGTCCGGCTCCGGATCGCTCCAATGGATCACGTCGAGACCGCCTG